CGTCCGACTCGGCGCTTTGGATGCCCCGGAGCATCACGGAGACCGAAGACGCGATCTTGCAGGGCCGGCTCAAGGTGCTCCAGAACCCGGTGCTCACCTACTGCTCAGCGTCCGCCGTGCTGGAGCAGGACGCGAGCGGAAATAAGAAGTGGTCGAAGCGCAAGAGCCTCGGCCGGATCGACGGCATCGTGGCGCTCTCGATGGCGATTGGGTGCGCGATGAGCGAAGGGGAGCCCGAGCCCGCCGGGGTGTTCGTCTTCGGTGAGGCGCCGGAGGCTCCTGACGATGTTGCGCCGGAGGAGACGTGGTGGTAAAGCACGCCGTTGGCCTCGCTGGGATCGCCGCGATCGTGGTAGGAGTATGGGCATGGATTGGGTGGCCCGCTGGCGTGATCGCTGCCGGGCTGCCGTTCGCGGGGTTCTATCTCGCGGGCCAGGTGATCGAGGTCATGCGCGACCTACGCTACCTACGGAGGGAGTGAGGCGATGCTAGCGACGTTGGCCCGCCCCGAAGCCAAGGCTTCAGTCACGTGGTCGCCCCTCGACGATCGCTGGTACAGCGAGATCGGTGGCATGCGCTCCGACGCCGGCCCGGTCATCGTGCCCGAGGCAGCGCTCGGTGTGAGCGTGGTCTACCGCGCGGTCAACGTGCTGGCTCATTCGGTGGCGTCCGTGCCGCTCGTGGTCTACCGCAGGACGGGCGACGACGGCAAGGAGCGGGCGCGGGACCACTCGGCCTACGACCTTTTGCACGACAGGCCGAACCCGTGGATGACGTCGTTCCGTTGGCGGCACCTGGTGATGAGCCAGGCGATCCTTTGGGGCAACCACCACTCGGAGATCATGCCGGGCCCGGGCGGGATTGGCGGGCTCGTGCCACTGAATCCCGATACGACCAGGGTGGTCGACCAGCTGAGCGACGGCCGGCTCGTGTACGTGACGCGCGACCTCTCCGAGCGCGGGTACGGACCAGAGCGGCGGCTGCTCCAGGACAACGTCTTCCACGTCCGCGGCTTCAGCCTCGACGGCAAGAGCGGCATCCCGCTGACCAAGCTCGCACGCAACGCGATCGGTCTCGCGCTGTCGGCCGAGCGTCACGGCTCGATGTTCCTGCGGAACGGTGCGCGGTTCAGCGGATACCTCTCGACGCCCTCGCCGATGCAGAAGGAGGTCCGCGAGGACAACGAGAAGGCGTGGCAACGGGCCTACGGCGGCCCCAACTCCAGCGGCAAGACGCCGCTGTTGGTGGGCGGCCTCAAGTACGAGTCGATCAGCGCGAACAACAAAGACTCGCAGTGGCTGGAGGCTCGCCAGTTCCAGGTCGAAGAGCTGCTCCGCTACCTCGGCGTGCCCGGCGTACTCGTCGGCCACCCCGACAAGACCGCGACCTACGCGAGCGCGGAGCAGTTCTTTCTCTCGTTCGTGACACACTCGGTGCGGCCGTGGACCGAGAACCTCGCGGCCGAGCTCGGCATGAGCGTCGTGCTCGGCGCGCCCGAGTTCTTCGCCGACTTCATCCTCGAGGGCCTACTGCGCGGCGACATCAAGACCCGCTACGACGCGCACCGGATCTCGATCGCGTCTGGCTGGAAGACCCGGAACGAGGTCAGGATCGAGGAGAACTACAACCGCGGCCCGGACGAGCTCGATGAGTTCCTGGAGCCGCTGAACATGGTGGAGGCCGGGTCGGAGCGGGAGGCGCCGGCTACCCAGCCATCGAGGTCGCCCGAGCCCGAGGACGGCGCGCGCGCCCAGCTTGTCCGGATCGCGGAGCGCGGCGTCGAGCGCCTGGTGCGGAAAGAATTCGCTGCCATCTGCGGCGCTCCCGGCCGGACGAAGGGCGCTGCCGCGCGCTACGCGGACGACGCGGACGGCTGGTCGAAGTGGCTGGCGAAGTTCTACGACGAGCACGCCGTCCAGCTCGCCGAAGATCTCTCGGTCCCGCTCGCCGATGCGCGGACCTATTGCGAGGCCCAGTGCGAGCGGTTCGGCGCCCTCGCCACCCTGACGGATTCCGCCGAGGCCGAGAGCGTTCGAGCCCTCGCGTCGATCACCCCCGGCCTGGAGAACGGCCATGCGTAGCACACTTCCCAGGTTTCTCCGGTCTCTCGCGTCCCAGCCGCTCGCGATCGAGCGCCGGACGTTCGACGCGCTCCATGCGCTCATCCGGACGCGGGGGCTCGAGGGGTTCGGGTTCTCCGGCCCCGACCTGCACGCCGAGCTGCAGATCGCCGCGCCAAGGATGGGCCGTCGGGAGAGTGGGGACCGGAACGTCCAGGTGATCTCCGTTGTCGGTGCGATCGCCAACAGAGCGCAGAGCCTTGGGGTCGGCGCCATGGAAGTCGGGCACCGCTTGGACGCGGCGGTTGCTGATGCGCGCGTAGACGCGATCGTGCTCGACGTTGACTCGCCTGGCGGCACCGTGACCGGTGTGCCGGAGCTGGCCGCGAAGGTCCGTGCGGCACGCGAGGTCAAGCCGGTGGTCGCGGTCGCGAACGGCATGATGGCCTCAGCGGCCTACTGGATCGGCTCCCAGGCGAGCGAGGTCGTCGCGTCCCCGTCCTCTGACGTCGGTTCCATCGGCGTCTTCGCGGTGCATGAGGACTGGTCGAAGTGGCTCGAAGCGGAAGGGGTCGTGGTGACGGAGATCGCCGCCGGCAAGTACAAGACCGAAGGCGCGCCGTGGAAGCCGCTCGACGCTGAGGGTGAGGAGTTCTTCCGGACGCACGTGGCCGAGGTCTACGAGTGGTTCGTGCGCGACGTGGCGGCCGGCCGAGGCGACACGCCCGCGAACGTGCGCACCGGCTACGGCGAGGGGCGTGTCCTGACGGCGAAAGACGCGAAGGCCGCGGGGTTGGTCGATCGCATCGAGACGCTGGACGAGACGATCGGTAGGCTGACGGCGGGGCGCTCGCCCCGTGCCCGGGCAAAGGCCGAAGCCGAGGGCCTACGGAGGGCGCGCGCACGCGCCACTTGACGAATCGAGCCCCAGGCCCCAAAATGCAGGCGTAGAACATAGCGGGCAGCGATACCCCGGCAGCCATAGCTCGCCGGTGAGCTGACCCGAGAAAGGCCGAAGACCCACGCCGCCAAGCTCGCGCGTGTGACGGCCGGTGACCCGAAACCACTTCGGGCGCCGGGATTCGTCACCCGCGCTTTTTCGTGTGTGCCATCCCCGGCGCCGACCGACCGGGAGAACACGAAATGGCCGCACGAATCCACGAGCTCAGGGCCAAGTGGGACGGCCTGGTGAAGGAAGCGAACGACGCCCTCACCGCCGCCCAGGCCAAGGCCGAAGAGGAAGGCCGCGAGCTCAGCGCCGAGGAGCGGTCGGCCCAGGACGCCTTCGACGCGCAGATCACCGCCGCGAAGACGGCGTATCACGACGAGGCCAGGAAGAACGAGCGGCTCGCCGAGCTCGGCAGCGCCGGGCCCATCCCGGGGGAGATCGCGGGCGCGGACGCACGGGTCGTTCGTCTCCGGGCCGAGGATGATCCGCGCAGGGGGTTCCGCTCCCACCGCGACTTCCTCATGTCGGCGATGGAAAACGCTGGCTACCGCGAGCGTGCGCACGTCGAGGACGAGCGGCTCCGTCCGCTGGCGGTCCTCGACAGGGAGGACAAGGCCGCCGCTGGTGGGCTCGTGTACATGCTCCCGGAGGCGTTCACGCCGCGGGGCCTCTTGGCCGCCGCCGGATCGGACGAGCAGGGCGTCTACGACGATCGGTACGGCGGCTACTCCGTGCCGACCACCACGCTCCCCGGCATGCTCTCGACGCCGTTCGAGGGCGACCCCACGGCCGGCCGCACGACCGCCGTCCCGATGGTCACGCCTTCGGTCGAGATCGTGGCCCGGACCGACAAGACCCACACCACGAGCGTGTCGGGTGGGCTGACGGTGACCAGGCGTCCCGAGACCGTGGCCGCGACCGCGTCCCGGCTCGAGATCGAGATGATCACCCTCAAGGCCGCGAGCCTGTTCGGGCTGTCCTATGCGACCGAGGAGATCCTCCAGGACTCCGCGCTGACGTTCGTGGCGATGATCGCGGCCGGGTTCCAGGACCAGTTTGGCGCCCACATGCTGGATGAGAAGATCCGCGGCGAGGGGGGCAGCGAGTTCCTCGGGTTCCTGAACTCGCCCGCGAAGGTCCAGGTCGCGAAGGAAACCGGCCAGGCCGCGGACACGATCGTCGCGAACAACATCATCAAGATGGCGGCCCGGTGCTGGGGCTTCGGAAACGCGATCTGGCTCGCGAACCACGACACGCGCCCGCAGCTCGCGGTGCTCTCGATCCCGATCGGCACCGGCGGCGTGCTGCTCTACCAGCCCGCGCAGCAGGAGCGGTTCCCGGACATGCTCTGGGGCCGGCCGGTCTTCTACTCCGAGTACATGGACAAGGTGGGGGACGCGGGTGACATCGCGCTCGTGAACTTCAGCCAGTACCTGGAGGCTCTCTACCAGCCGCTTCAGTCGGCCGAGTCGGTCCACGTCCGGTTCGTTGAGCACGAGCGGGCGTT